CTGTAAAGGGTAGGCGCTGTCTTCAAAATTCGGATCGGCTGACCCGTCAGGGGGTGTGTGGCAAGCATACTTATTTAGAACACACCAGGGATTCTTAAAATGGTCAAGGCACGCGAAGGTGCGTCGCACCTTTGGTCGGCGCTTCGCGCCTTTGGTCGGCACTTCGCGCCTTTGGTCGGCGCTTCGCGCCTTTGGTCGGCGCTTCGCGCCTTTGGTCGGCGCTTCGCGCCTTCGCGGAAAAGGAGCGCCATAAAGGTACCGGCCCACCTTAGCAAATGTGCGGGATTTGGGCACTTCTGAAGGGTACTGCGACGGTGATTGACTGGGCCACTGCGCTAGACGCATTAAAAGCGCGTGGCCCTGAGTTTAGCAAGGCTATTCGCGTGGAAGGCACAGCCGTAGATCTGGGCTTCACACGCTTGGCCATCAACGGCCTCACGCCCGCAGGCCACCAGCCTTACACACAGGATGGCATAACCCTTGTGTGTAATGGAGAGATCTACAATTACAAGGAACTCGCCGAGCGATTCCATATACCGATTGAGGAGGGCGCCAGTGATTGTGCGATCCTTCCCGCACTTTACAAGCGCCTGGGCCCGTCCGAGTTTTGTCGCGCCCTGGACGGCGTTTTTGCGCTAGTCCTGGTGGACGTGCCGAACAACACGCTGTTTGTGGCCCGCGATCCGTACGGTGTTCGCCCCCTTTACTGCGCCCAACAAAGGGATGGAGCCCGTGCTTTTGCGTCGGAAATCAAGGCCCTGCCCCGTGACGTGACCCCGTATCCGTTCACACCGGGCACGTGGGAACAGTACGATGCCTCAACGGGCCTGCCCCTAAAAAACGGCACCTATCACACAATCCCCCAGGTGAAGATCCCCCTTTTCAGTGCTCCCTATGGCCGAGGCGAAGCGAAGATGGCCCTGAATATTGCCCTCACGGAGGCAGTCAAGAAGCGCCTCATGAGCGATCGACCCGTGGGCGCCCTGTTGAGTGGAGGCCTGGATTCGAGTTTGGTCGCCAGCCTTGCGGCGCGTGAATTGCGCAAAGTGGGCAAACGGCTCTCCACATTCAGCATCGGTATGCCGGGTTCTACGGATCTTGTGTACGCGGAAAAGGTCGCCAAGTTTATTGATTCGGATCACCATACAATCCTTGTGAAACCTGAAGACTTTCTTAACGCAATTCCGGAAGTTGTGAAGGCCATTGAGTCGTACGATATTACAACCGTCCGAGCCAGTGTGGGAAATTATTTGGTGGGCAAGTACATCAAGGAACACACAAACATTAAGGTCGTGTTTAACGGGGATGGGAGCGACGAGGTAGGGGGCGGATATCTGTACTTTTACGCTGCGCCAAGTGACGAAGAGTTCGAGGCGGAGTCGGAGCGCCTTCTCAAAGAAATCCATTTGTATGATGTGCTCCGCTCTGACCGCTGTATGGCGGCGCATGGCCTGGAGGCTCGCACGCCCTTCCTGGACAAACAGGTGGTCGCAACGTGGCGGGCGATTGGCACGGCCCTGCGTCGGCCCCGAAAGGCCAACATCTATGGCCGAGGTGCGCAGATGGAGAAGCAGGTCCTGCGGGAGGCGTTTGAACTGGAACATCTGCTTCCGTTTGACGTCATTTGGCGGAAAAAGGAAGCGTTTAGTGACGGTGTGAGCAGTGTGGAGGACAGTTGGTACAAGCGGTGTGGAGCGCACGCAGAAGCACAGGGCGCGCCCTCAAGTGGGGCTTGGGATCACAATCCTCCCTCCACGCCTGAAGCGACGTATTACCGCACTCTATTTGAAACGGAATATGGTCCCCACGCGGCCTCAGTGATCCCCGCCATGTGGCTCCCTCGCTGGATTGCCGGCGCAAGTGATCCGAGCGCACGAACCTTAAAGGATCTTTATTAAGATAGTGTAGGAAATGGAAAAGACAGTGGATCCCGAATTATTGGTGCGTCGTATCTTTGAGTTGGAGCGGGAGATCGAAGAATGGCGGTACCATAACAGTCAAAGTAATCCCGGGGCTGTTATGGAATTGCGATCTATGAAAAGGGAGCTTGCAACACTTAAGCAGGCTTGGCTTGCGATTCTGGATGATGACAAGAAGCCTGTTCCGAAGGATAAACGGTGAAAAAGACCCTACATTTTGGGTTTGAATGGGGATCCGCAACTCTTTAGAATCTTGTAATGGATTGAAAATATTGTGGAACAAGAATTTTCAAACTCTTACTAAAATCTAAGTACTTTGCGCGGATTATTCGCCCAAAGTTTGTTGGTGGGGGTTTTAGGGGCACGCCGAAGGCGGACCCCTAGGTTTGAACCCTGGAGACCGCGGTACTCGCACACCGGGTTTGTTAGGCGGAGGGCGGGGGCGCCCCACGGGGTTTTTCTCCACAAAGACTAAGTTTTCAACACGGATTGTTGGACGCGCACACACCGATCCGCGACGTTCCTTCGATTCCATATCCTATTTGAGGGTTAGGAATCCGGCACGCTGTTGTATCCGAGCGCGGTGCGCACACGGTTTTGGAAAACCCCCACCCGCTCAATCAAGCGCCGTTGGAAAAACAATATGACCACGACTAACACAATCCCTCCGTCGATCTCGTAGAGCGCGGAGTGATTGTAGCCCCGTTGACCGTCCCACGGGAAGGGAATCGCGCGAATCAGAATCCGTAAGAAGTAAAAGACAACCGCAAGGACCAGGACATGAACCATGATTTCCACGCCTAGCAAGGCCGTGGACCGCTTCTCAAACGTGTCCTCGGCAACATCGATCTTTTCCAATACATGGTTGATTGCGAGGGAGGCTAAGAAACCGAAGACCAAGTAATAGACAGTTACCAGAAGGACGTCGACCGATTCTAAGGCAAAGTGGCGCATTAGTTTATTAAAGACTAAGAAATAAGGCCCGAATAGTAAGATGGCGGCCACCCCCGCAACCAGTTTAACCCTTGTGAGTTCGGGCTTGGCCGACGCACGCCAACAGGCGGAGCGTGGCAACCCCGACATAAATCAGTTTGTAAAGGTCTTGCGCAAAACAACCCGTTGGGCTGCGCAGTACAATAAAGTGGAGTTTGACGGCGCGCCGGAGTTTGGCACACGGGTAAGTATGACCCTTCCCCGCCTGGGTGAACTCGTGACGGGTGTGACGATCGCCGTGACGATGCCGGATATTTATACAACACAGTTAGCAGCAATCAAGGCGGCAGGCGGAACCAGCCTTACAAACCTTGGCAACTTCCTGGGCCCCATCACGGGCTGGACAAACAGCCTGGGGCACGCCCTGATCGCACAAATTGAACTGGAGATCGGAGGCACGATCGTGGAAACGTTGGACAGTCGTATGTTGGAGATCCTGGACGAATTGTATGAAACGGTAGAATCGGTGGTCAGCAAGAATGTCATGATCAAGCGGGCCCCCAACGACTTCAACGCCCTCACATGGCTTTCACCGGATCCTGCCACAGTCTACGTACCCATTCCGTTCTGGTTTAGTCGGCCAGGCGTGTACAGTCACGCCCTTCCCATTGACGCGATGTACACCGATCAAGTGCGGATCCACGTGACCTTTCGCCCCATTAATCAGTTGATTTACAGCGAGGCCCGTGTGGATCCACGCACAGTGGGCTACAATCCGTTGACCGATGATGGAAGCGCGCTGTGGCCCCTGACAGGCGGAAAGTTCTGGCGCGCTAATCCGAGTGCGACTAGCCGTGTCTACAGTATGACTGTGAACACGCCGGCCTCCGGTCTAAATGGGGAAGTCATACCAGGCATAACGTTCCCTCCACGCTTCGCACCCACAGAGGCCTACGCGCTCGTAGAGTACATCAGTTTGGAAGAATACGAGGCGTTGACGCTCCGAACAGCGGATCTGTCCTACCAGGTGATCCAACACGTGGAGGTCCCACCCCAGGCAACCCTCTTCGGCAAAGAAATCCGCCTTGCGCTCCCGTACAGTTCACCGACCAAGGAGATTTTGTGGGTTTTCCAGCGACCGGAGGCGGAGACATACAACGCCTGGTTCCTTTTCTCGCGG